GAAACAGTTTGTCAAGAATCTCTTTTTGTTTGTCCCAAAGCTGAAGCCCTAAGGCGTGCTGTGCAAACTCTGATGGTGCAAGTGTCACTTAAGGCTTTCCATAGGGTGCAGGAACGATTGCCCCACAAAATATGCTGGTCTGCCTCCTGCAGGGTCGGCCCAAAATCTGTCTTGCATGGCCTCTTCTCCATAGCACCAACCATGAAGCAGCGTCTCGCCACTATCAATGGTGACAAGCACAAACTTTCGCTCAGGGCATTCTCCTTTTTGGACAATCAAATCGTATGAGCGACGGGAGCGGGTTTTGACATCTATGCCTGGCAGATCCTCACTGCCGCGCTTCGCCTCTTTCTCTTTGAACAGCTCATGCTTCAGCCCCAAAAAAGAAGCCACTGCCACCTCTCCTGCCGCGCCAAGCAAATGTACTTTCAGCGCTTTATCGCCAAACCGTGGGGCCATAATGAAATGGGTGTTGTCGCCATGATAACCACTATTAGAATAGGGGGACTAGCCATGAGACTATGGAAGAGGGAGTTGTTGATCTAGGCCACGCAACGGAATCCGGCTTGCGCGTGGATGGGCTTGCCAATGCGCTCACAGGCATGGGTACTGGCAGGGACAAAAGCCGTCACACGTCCACTCAACCCATTGTCTTTCTGACGCAAGAAGAGCTAGAAAATCTCTACGGAGAGTGGATATGCAGGCGTATTATTGACGTAGTAGCAGAGCAATCTACGCGCAAAGGTTACAAGGTGTTGTTTGGTGGTGATGGTGCCAAGGCAGAAGAAGTGGCAGGCATCGAGCAAATCATTGAAGACCTTTACATCCTTGAGCATTTCATGCTCGCCAGCAAGAATGCCAGGCTGTATGGCGGTGCAGTAATTCTGCTCTACATTGACGACGGACGAGAAGCGGACCAGCCAGTAGACAAGCGCAGCATTCGCGCCATTGAAGGCTTGGAAGTGCTCGATAGGTGGCAAATTGCGCCAGTCATCAACGAAGAAAACTTGTACGACTACTCCAAGGCAACATACTACCAAATCATTTCAGGCGACCTCATTCGGCAGCCACAGTTGCAGAAGATTCACAAAGATAGGATTTTGCGCTTTGACGGCGAGTGGCTTCCTTATCGCATTAGGCAAAGGAACTATGGATGGGGGATGAGCAGTCTGCAAACTGTTTATGACAGCTTTCGGCACTATTGGACTGGTCTTAATTCTGCGGCCACAGTGCTAGTTGAGTTTGACGTTTTTGTGCATAAGCTGCGCGGTCTTTCGCAGATGCTTGCTGCTGGAAAGGAAAGCGACGTGAGGCAGCGCTTGGTATTGAATGATATGAGCAAAAGCATCTACCGAGGTTATGTCATTGACGCTGAGCGCGAGGAGCTTGATTACGTTACGCGCAATTTAAGCGGCATCGGTGACGTACTGGAAAAGCTGCGCGTTGACATTATTGGCGCCTCTCAGATTCCCCATACCATCCTTTTTGGTGAAAGCCCTAGTGGTCTTGGTGCTACTGGCAGAAGCGAAGAACGCGATTTTGCAAAGTTCCTTGGTGACTACCAAGCGGCGCATTACAAGCGGCCTTTGCAGAAGCTGATGGAAATGATCATGCTTAGCAAGAGCGGACCTACAGGAGGCAAACTGCCCGAAAGCTGGAGAGTGTCCTTTAATGACTTGTTTGAACTAAATGAGCGTGAGAAGGCCGACGTGAGAGCGCGTGTTGCAGCCGTGGACGGGCGAATGCTGCAATTGGGCGTGCTCCATCCGCAGGAGGTGCGAGAAGCCCGTTATGGCGGTTCTGAGTGGTCAATGGAGACTGCTCTTGACCCATCGCTTAAGGCTAACGATGCAATGCTTGCTCCCAAGGTGGGAGGATCAGTTCCCCCTGGTGGCCGCGACCCATTGAACCAAGAAAATGGCACGCTGCCAATGGACGGCTCCCGAGAAGTCCAAGATGCTGCTGGACTATTTCTGGAAGGCGACTTAGAGCACGAACGTGGCGACGTGGAGTTTACGGACAAGGAGCTTCATCAGCAAGCAGTTGCAGCAGCCAAAAGCAAGTTTAAGACTTGGCCTAGTGCCGTAGCGGGAGCTTATGTAACGCGCAAGTACAAGGAACTGTATAAGCGCAAGCATGGTTCAATGGAAAAAGCATTCAAGGGCAAAAAGAAAACGGCTGAGTATTTCAAGGAGGATGCGGCAAGCATTGAAGCAAGCGGGATGGTGATTGGCGGCGTTGATGAAGCTGCTTTGATTTCTGAAGAGGACATTGAAAAAGCGCTGCAGCAATGGCAAGAGGAAGCTCCTGCCCAGTTCAAGGAACTGCTAGAGGCTGGCGATGCTGAATGATCTCAGCCAACTATCAGCAGTAGTCCTGTCCAGCAGAATGGACGCTGCGTGGTCGTATGACACGCGCACTGGCCGCTACCGCAATGAAGGGGGGAGGTTTATGAGCCAGAAGGCCGTTGAGGCCCTTGTAGATGGTCGCATTAACAGGCTTGACACTACGCTCAGGCGCATCACCAAAATGATGGCCGATGGCAACATTACACTGGAGCAATGGCAAGGCAGTGTCAGGGAAGCCATCAAGGCTGTCCACATTCAGGCAGCAATTATTGGCCATGGCGGCAAGGACAGCATGGGCAGCGCGGAGTATGGTCGCGTGGGGCAAAAGCTTCGTGCAGAATACGCTTACCTACAGGGCTTTGCTAGTGATATTTTGGCTGGTCGCGTGTCTCCTGCCATGGCTGTTGCTCGTATCAGCCTTTACGCTCAAAGCGTACGCGCTTCTTACTGGCAGGGTTTGGAGCTGCGCAAGCAAGCAGAAGGCTATGGACTGATGCGCAGGATTCTTGATCCTCAGGCTCAGCACTGCGAAGACTGCCCCGGCTTCGCTGCACTTGGCCTCGTGCCCATTGGAACCCTCCCTATGCCAGGGCAGCGTTGTGCTTGCAGGGCTCGATGCCGCTGCAGGGTTGAGTATTTCAGGCAGCAGCCGCCTAGTTCCCCAGCGTAAAACGGCTCTAGTATCTAGCGAGCTTCTTTCTTTTGCATGGCTCGCATTTTGTATTGTGGGGACGTTGGAGTACAGACAGGCTTTGGGCGCGTTGCTGAGTACCTAATTCCCGCTCTTGCCAAAGAGCACGAAGTCCATGCACTGTCGGTCAACTACCACGGCGACCCCTCGCCCATGCAAGCGCATTGCTTGATGTATCCAGCAATGGCCTATGGTTCCGACCCATTTGGCGCCCATCGCATCGCGGACCTTGTGCAGGACATTCGCCCCGACGTGGTGTTCATTATCAATGACATTTGGGTGGCCATCAACCTGTTGGATCGCATTGAGCCGTTGAAGCAGCAGATTGGCTTTAAGACTTGCGTTTATACGCCCATTGATTCTTACGGCCTGTTCCCAGAACTGCTGCCAGCAATTGAGAAATGGAACATGCTTGTTACCTACACGGAGTTTGCTAAGGAAGAAATCCAGAAGATGGGCTACAAGCGTCCTATTGGCATTGTGGGCCATGGCACGGACTTTAGCAAGTTTTTTCCGATGGACAAACAAGCGTGCCGCCAAGAACTTAACATTCCTCAAGAAGCATTCATTGTATTCAATGGCAACAGGAACCAACCGCGCAAGCGCATTGACCTGACAATCAAAGGCTTTATCAAGTTTGCGAAGGACAAGCCTGATGCACGCCTTTGGCTCAACATGGGCAAAAAGGACATGGGATGGGAAATTGTGCCGCTCTTCAAGCGCATTGCTAGAGACGAAGGTTATGACAGCACTGGCAAGCTCATCCTCACCAGTCAAAACTTCTCCACGCACAACTGCCTTCCCATTGAACAACTCAATAAGGTGTATAACGCAGTGGACGTGGGCGTGAACACTTGCCTTGGCGAGGGCTGGGGCTTGGTCAACACTGAACACGCTGCAACTGCCCGCCCGCAGATTGTGCCAGACCACACCAGCCTGAAGGAAATCTTCTGCGACGTGCCGCGCATCCCCATTGATAGCTGGGAAACCGACAGGAACTATGGTCTAGAGCGCGGGCAAGTGTCAGTGGATGGCTTTGCAGAGTTGCTTAATGCGTACTATGACGACCGGCGCCTGATGGAAGAGGACGGGCAGTGGTGCTATGAGCGTATCCACGAAAAGCAATTTACTTGGGAGCATGTCACGGAAACCATGCTGGGCTACATTAACGAACTACTGAAGCCTGCTACAGTGCCGGAGTTTAAGGGCTTTGGTTCTCCCGTGAAGGTAAATTGACCATGCACGTGTCGCAGATTTTCTTGACTGACGAGGGCGGCAAAGAACTGCCACCAGCGCTGCAACAATTCACCAGCACCATCCAGGCAGGGTTTTCAAGCGCGGACTATTTCCGCTACGACAACGACTCTCTTCGCGAGTTCATTGTTGAACATTACGCAGAGGAAGTGGTCAAGGCTTATGACAGCTTGCGCTCCTATTCCAACAAAGCAGACCTTGGCCGCTACTGCATTCTCTATGCCATTGGTGGCTGGTA